CTTCTTGAATCCCCTCATAGTTTGTATGAACTGCCCTGTCCGGCAGATAGATTCGATGGTCTTCAAACAGTGGCATCAGTCCTCCGATCCGGTCTACCTTTGAGACCTGACCCCCCAGGGGAGTGATGACGAACCTGTAGTTCTCCTTCCGCATCACAGTCTCATAATACTCGATGTCCGCCTGCATACCGTACTTCTCGTAGCCGACCCGGAGTGGTCTGTATTGCCTGTGCAGACTCATCAGGAGATTGCCTCGCTCTGTGAGTGACAGACGATCCCTGATAATGTCTATGACGTAGTAGTTTTTGTCCTCCCCCAGACCGATAACAAATGCTGCGGTATAGTCAGACCGCTTTTTCTTTTCGTTCGCGGGATCGATTATGAGATATATGTTGAGATGGTTGTAATGCGTGGCACCCCAGAACCGCAGATCATCCTCCTTGAACCCCTGTATTGAATCGGCTTTAGGGTCTTGCAGCATCTGGGTGGCGAAGGTAAACGAGCCCATCTCCCGCCGCTTCTCGGCGAGTACAGACTCATCAAAGAATATCGACTTACCCGATGGAGTGCCGTCGCTTGTCGCCGGGTAGATACGGGGGATTGCTGCCTTCCGCTCCATGATCAGGTTGTAGGTGTCCGCGTAGTGATACCGCGTCCCGATATGCCTGGTCCTGCCACCGATCGCAGTAAGATTCCTTGATAACTCCCATGCGCCATTGATCTTATTGATCATCTCCGGGGTCGTGACTGACTCACGGGTAACAACATCATCGTACACCATGAGCTTGAAATGCCTGCCTGTTGGCTGCCCGTCAACCAGACCCCATGCCTCGACCGTGCTTTCCTTTGGATTACCCTTACGCTTGACTATGATCCCATCATCCTCAGAATTATGTGTGACTACCATTGATTTACCAGCGAGATACAGGTGATCTGTAGCATCAACTTTTATACAATTAACCGGAACTGAAGGAATTGTTGTTATCGATCTTACATATCTTCCAATCTTGTGACGTTTTTCTTTACAATGTGCAAGTTTTCGTTGTGACCTAAATGGAGGGATAGACTTTATACCAATAAAGTAAACATGGTAGATTGTTTTATGCCTAACTTGTTTTGGCTGGAATGTACAGAAACTCGGCCTTAGCCCTAAAGAAGTTGCTAGATAGAACATACCGTCCGCTAATACTTTATTAGTGTTACTGAACATGCACATGCCGGCAGACGTACTATG